CAAAGTGCTGATAGTAGCGGTATTTTACAATTTGCTGTTGGTACAGGAAATACTGCGTTGACTATTGATGCTTCAAATAATGTTTATGGAATTGCTGGTTCAACAAGTATGGCAAATGGATTCTTTTATATTCCTTCAGGTGCAGGAATTCCATCGGGTGTTCCAACAGCAGTAACTGGTCGTGTTCCAATGTATTACGATTCAGCAAATAATAATTTTTATGTTTATAATACTGCATGGAAAAAGGTAACTTTAGCATAACATGGGTCAACAATTCATAGCACCAAACGAAATACTACCGGGAACTTTGGCATATACAAATCAGTATTTGCTCACTGGTACAACAACTAACGCAACTGAAACGGAATTATTTGCTACAGGTAATACTAGAATTTCTATTACATCAGGAAAAACATCTTTTTATACTGTTGATATAATTGGTAAAAGAACTGATGTTGTTGGTAATTATTGTGCATTTAGATTACAAGGTGTGTCAAATAATACAGCAAATACATATGCTGACCTTGGTGATATTTTAGAAACAGTCATTTATAGAACAAATTCAAGTTATGTTTGTGATGCGAGAGTTGATAATACAAACAAATCAATATCTGTATATGTAACAGGTGTTTCTGGTCATACAATTTCTTGGCGTGCTATTTTAACTACGGTAGAAGTTTAACATGAGAAACAGAAATGTTTTAATAGATGCAACACAAGGAAAAATATTTTCGAATGTTGCAAATACTACAAGTGCAAATGCATCTAATTTAGTTGCGGGTGTTGTAATTAAATCGTTAAATATTCCGCAAGGGTCACCAACAACATCCGCTAAAGTTGCTACAAATATAGGTAATGGAGTTAATTTTCCAAATAATGTCTTGTTGATTTCTTTATCGGCATCTGTGGTTACTGCTCCTACAGGAAAATCAATAAATATTACAGTGAAAAAAGGTTCAACATGGGCAACTTCAACACAACAAGCAACACTAAGTATACCAGCAGGTTCAAAAACAGCAAATACAGGTGTTACCATTTCCATGACAACATCTGATTATATTTTTTATGATGTGACTCAAGTTGGTTCTCCTCAATCAGGAGTTGGACTTAGTTTATCATATACATACTATTCAGGATATTAAAATGACAGACGAAGAAATTAAAAATCATTTTGGAACAAGAGTAATATACAAATATATTGGTAAATTACAAGAATTAGAATCAAAATTACTCGCGTTCTCAATAAATCACAATAGATTGATTGTAAATGATATAGTATATTTTATATGTCCATTGAATGATGATGCTATGATAATATCTGATGATAAATTAAGTGTGTTTTATACACCAGAAGGATTATAAAAAATGTATGCAAAATTAGTCGTAGGTGGTTCAGCAATAACCGCAGTATCAATGCTTAGAGATATTGCTAGACTTTTAACAACAAGTAATGCTAATACATCAATATTGAACGGTTTTAGCCAATCTTCTTCTGTAATATATGATAATACTGCTGCTGGTTGGACATATGTTGGTGGAACAAATACTGCTGACCAACCAAGTATAAACACATCATATACTTCAACAACAACAAGTTGACAAGCAAATTTTAACTTATGTTTGTCTGCACCATGTCTGAGTGGTTCTGCACTTAAATACGCAATATTAAATCCAATTTATACTGGTACAGGTACGCCATATGGTGGAAATGATGGCATCGTAATGACTGGTGCTCAATCAGCAAACTCAACAGGAATCGTAACAAATGAGGGTACAAGAGCGTATCAATCTTCGGCGGCAAGTGCCGGTTATGATATTAGTGTAAATAATATATACGCAGGTTTTTCAAATGCAGCATCAAGAATTTTTTATCTAATAGCAAATGCGCGACATATTACTATTATAAATGAAACTTATGGAATAATGGGTATTTGGGAATCATCAATGACTAATGCTCACACATTTTATGGTACAGCTCCTTTTGTTCAATATATCCAAGTTACTAATGGAAATCAAAATGGTGCATGTAGTTATTTGAATACACCCGTTGGACCCACATCAACACCAGTATCAACAGTAACTCCTGTTGCTAATTATTCAATTTTTGCAAATGCTTTTAACGTTACAAATGCAACAACAGGTGTAAATACTGGTGTTTTAGAATTAGGACAACAAGGACAGAGTTCAACTTTTACAGCATCTAATTATTTTAGTTTAATACAAGGTGGTTCTGGTGTAAATTCAAGAACCAATACGGTTGATTCAAGTGGAATTACAAAATATATAATAAATCCTGTTTATTATAACATGAATTACTTGGGATATCCAACTCAATATATCACTGGTGTTGTACCAATCTATTGGACAAGAGGTGGTATCGCTACAACTGGAGACACAGTTGACGTTTCAGGTGATACATACACATATTTCAACTGCACAAGTAACAGATTTGCTGTTATTATGAAAACAACGTAATTATGGCTGTTTTAACTTACGCAATTTGTTCGGAAGATATAACAAATTGGGGTACATATACGGCTATTGTTAATGGATTAGATGATACAAAAGGCACAAAAAAACTCTATCATTCAGTTGATGATGCTCTTGTAAATCGTGATGTTGTTCAACCTTCACTATCATATAATTCTTATTCAACATAATGATTGACTAAATAGTGAATTACACTAGAAAGTCAAGAGGTTTTGATGGCTATTCCCACAACTCGGCAACAATTTAAAGACTATTGCTTACGCAGACTTGGACATCCAGTTCTACAAATAAATGTGGATGATGACCAAGTTGAAGATAGAATAGACGATGCTCTCCAATTTTTTCATGACTATCATTTTGATGGTTGCGAAAAAATTTACATGAAGCACAAATTTACTCAGGCAGACATTGACAGACGCTGGATTTATGTACCTGATCCAGTCATTTTTGTCACTGGCGTGTTTCCATTTGATGATTCTAATTCATCAATCAATATGTTTGACTTGAGATATCAATTGCGTCTCCATGATTTGTATGATTTTACATCAGTTTCTTATGTGTCATACGAAATCACAATGCAGCATATTCGCACATTGAATCTATTATTTTCAGGAACACCACAGTTCAGATTCAATAGACACCAAAATAGATTGATGTTGGATATTGATTGGAGTCGTGATCCAATTGATAACAAATATGTTGTCGTTGAATGTTATCGTAAATTGGATCCTGATACGATTACATTGACAGGAACATTGACTTCAAACACATCATCCAATACAGCAACTGGAACAGGAACGATTTTTGACCAACAAATAGTAGAAAACGATTTTATCAATTTAGCCGATGGTCAATCTGTTCAAGTTCGTAAAATCAATTCACCTACAGAAATTGTTTTAGCAAGTGCAGTAACAGCAAATGTGACTAATGTTGCGATGACTAAAACTGGTATGTCTGATGTATGGAATGACAGATTTTTGAAACAATATGCAACAGCTAAAATCAAAAAACAATGGGGTGAAAATCTAAAGAAATTTGGTAATATTCAAATGCCCGGTGGCGTTGTTCTAAACGGTAAAGAAATTTGGGATGAAGCGGATGCAGAAATAGCAAAAATTGAAGAAGAAATGCAATCTTACAATATCCTTCCATCGGAAATGTATTACGGATAATAAATGGCTACAAATTTATATTATAATAATTTTCCAATTGACCAGATAACACAAGAACAACTTCTTGTTGAGGATTTGGTTATTGAAGCGATGCAGATTTATGGTATGGATGTTTATTATATGCCTCGCGAAAGTCGTGACCAAGTAGATTACATTTTTGGTGAAGATACACTCAAAACATATACAAAAGCATATCCTCTTGAAATGTATATGGAAGATGTTACAGGTATGGAAGGTGAAGGTGATTTTATTTCTAAATTTGGTTTAGAAATTCGTGATGAAATGACGTTGTTAGTTTCAAGACGTAGATTCAAATATACAACAGCATCATCCAATCTTATACGTCCTAACGAAGGTGATTTGATTTATATTCCATTATTTCAAAACTTTTTTGAAATTACATTTGTTGAACATGAAAATAATCAAACGATGTTTTATACATTGGGTCGTGGTCGTGGTGGTAATGTTTATGTGTATGCATTGAAATTGAAACAATATGTATTTTCAGAAGAAATTATTTCAACAGGTATTGATGAAATTGATGAACAAATTCGTGATTCTTATAAGAGAACTGAAATTATTTTGAATACTGGTAGTGGTACTTATGTAAATGATGAAATTGTTTATCAGAGTCCAAATAATTTAGCAAATGCAACAGCACAAGCATTAGTATATTCATGGCAAGCAAATACTAAAAAATTGGAAATTTATTTGACACAAGGTGAATTTGCCAATACTTCAAATGTAATTGGTAATACTTCAGGTGCAATTTGGGTATCAAGTGTGGTTGATGACTTCGCAAATGATAATAATATATTTGAGGACCTAGTTGATAATAAGAGAATTCAAGATGAAGGTGACGCTATAATAGATTTCTCTGAGAAAAATCCATTTGGAGAAGTCTAATGTTACATAATCAACCATTTTATAATAGAACAATCAGAAAAGTTGTTGTTGCTTTTGGCACAATATTCAACGATATCTATTTGGTAAGATATACAAAAGATGGTGTAACAGCAAAAGAAAGAATAAAAGTACCACTTTCTTATGGAGCAAAAGAGAAATATTTGACACGGATTACATCTGATCCTACTATGACGAAATCTATTGCTACGACTGTGCCTAGAATATCTTTTGAATTGACAACGATGACATATGATGCTTCTCGTAAACGTCAAACTTTGATGCAGAATTTTGCGCCAAATAATACAACATCTCTAAAGACACAATATAATCCTGTTCCTTATGATTATGGTTTTTCAATGTCCATTTATGTAAGAAATACAGAAGATGGTGCAGAAATATTGGAACAAATATTGCCATTCTTTACACCAGATTTCAATGTCACTGTAAATTTTATACCTTCACTTGACCAAAAATATGATATTCCTGTCATTCTAAATTCGTTGTCAAATCAGACAGAATATGAAGGTGACATGATGAATACTCGCTTGATTATTTGGAATCTGGAATTTACGGTAAAAGGTTACATTTGGCCAGCTGTTGTTACTGCACCTCTTATCAGACAAGCAAATACAAATATCTACATTGATGGTCAACAGAAAAGCCTACAAGAAGTTTATGTTGATTATGCAAACGGTAATGGTGTCTTTGCTCAATCAGAAACATTACGAGTTGCTAATAAGAATATAACTGGTTCATTGTATTATTTCAGTAACAATAGCACAGGTATTCTTGTTGTTGAAGGTCTAACCGAACTTATTCAAGTAGGTGATGTTATTGTTGGTGATGTATCAAATGCAACATATACAGTTTCAGCACTTGAAAAATCACCAGTAAAAGCATTACAAGTTGTCACTACACCTAATCCAGAAAATGCGACACCAAATAATGCATTTGGTTTTTCTGAAACATATACAGAATATCCTAATACATTATGAGCAAACTAAACGATACATTATCAGAAGTTTTGGATGTAGAACCTATTCCAGAAGAAAATACAGCAATTACAGTTGTTGAAGAAACATCTGTTGTTTTATCGGATTCAGTTGTTGAAACAGATACGGAATTTGCAAGAACAAATATTCGGTCACTGATACAAAAAGGTAATACTGCAATTGATAAAATATTACAAGTTGCTGATGCATCTGAACATCCAAGAGCATACGAAGTTGCTGCTGGATTCATAAAAACAATTTCTGATTTGAATAAAGATTTGTTACAACTTCAAAAAACGAAAAAAGAATTGGAACCTAAACAAGTTGATGGACCAAAAAGTATCAATGTTGATAAAGCCGTGTTTATTGGCTCAACAGCAGATTTACTAAAACAAATAAAAGAGAGTAGATAAATGGAAACTTTATTAGAACAAATGAAAGTGATTTTAGCGACAAATTTTTCGCTATATCTAAAATCGCATAATTATCATTGGAATATTGAAGGTAGTAATTTTCCTCAATATCATGGATTTTTGGATACTTTTTATAATGCTGTATGGGAACAAACAGACAGCATAGCAGAACATATTCGTATGTTAGGTTCATATGCACCAGGTTCTTATACACGATTTATGGAATTATCTGATGTTCAAGAAGCAACAACAATTCCTGATGCGATGACAATGATGACAATACTCAAAGAAGATAATGACAGATATATCATTCATCTTCGTGCAGGTATTGTTGCTGCTGACAATGCAAACGAACCTGCTGTATCAAACTTTTTACAAGATATTTTAGGCGCACATCAAAAACACGCTTGGATGCTTCGTAGTATCACTAAGTAAAAATTATGGATGCAGGTGGTTACATGGGCAATGCTCGCCT